CAAAAATTGAAGCATCATTGACTGTAATCTCAGTATCGTCAACTAAAACTGAATATGGTTCATTCAAAAGAGTAATAGTTCCAGTTCTAATTGAAGATACAATACCACTTTCAATTGTATCTAAATTTACATAAGCATCATCTCTATCAATCGCAGTAGTTTCAATATCTTGTAAAATTAAAGTATTATGAACAAAACGAATGGCAGTATCATTATTAATACTTACATTAATATTAGATTGACTAATATTAGTAATAGTAATAATATTTGTTAATTTATTAATAGAAGTAACTTCAAATTCATCATTAATTGGACTTGTCATACCAAATGCAAAATTAAATACAACTCTATCCCCAACAAATACTTTCAATAGATTGTCAATTTCTATATCAAAAGTTGCACCAGAAACCACTGACCCACTAAATCCAGAAATTACAACTTTTCTATTAATTTCATTAATAATATCAACAATTACAGAGGATGATGTGGGTGTATTAATATAATCACCCACAATAAATCCAGTCGTTGCTTCCTTAACATGAAGAATATTTTTACTAATATCATCAAATTGATAATTTGGAGTAGTGCCAAGCTGTCCAGTTGGATCGGATCTTTGATAAAGAAGTCCAATAAATTGCCTTCCAACGGTATTATCAGGTGAAACGTATCTTTGTGGAGGTTCTGTAAAGTTAATTTTTCTTACACCACTAGTAATAGTATTATAAGAAATATCAGGTGCCTGAACCACTCCAGAAATATCAAGAATATAATCATTAGTTCCAATAGAATATCCAGCAGGAATTTCAGTTTGACCGTCTTCGATTTTATAATTATATTGTCTTGAAATAATATTATGAGTAGAAGTACTCAATGAGACACCTAATGGATCTATAATTACTATAATAGTATCATAAGTGAAATTATAATTAAATACTAAATCATTATTACCATCTAACTCGTAGTCATCAGTAGACATTAAAATACCATCAATAAAAACAAAATAGCTTTCCTTTGAAGATATTGTAGGTTTATTAGTAAGTACTAATGATGAACCAGTCGTATATGATCCCAGAGTAAATTCATTTTTTAAGAAATTGTTCAAATATCTAACAGATACCTGAGAACCACTTGGAATAACCTCAGTAAAAATTATCTCTCCATTATTAGTGCCAAAAATATCAAAACTACTGTTTAATTGAATTACACCATCCACAAATACCATATAGTTATTTTTATCAATGGATGTAAAAATTGAAGATGGGAATGGAGAGGAATCTTTTTGCAGCAATGAAAAAGTATCCGAGCTAGATGTGGTTATTTCATTATGACCATAAATTACAGTGTCTTCATTTAACTGTCTATAAGTTATTACTTCACCTTGGGGCATCAATTCATTAGCATCTCTAGTAGATGTAAACTGAAAGATTTTATCAGAATCAGTAACTGTCCAAGAAGTTCCATAAGTTTGTACAATGTTATCAAGTAAAACCACCATTTGATTTACTTGATACTCAGTAATATAATTAATTTCACCATCAATAGATGGAACTACTGGGTCTATTACTGATAATTCAAAGGAAGTGTCAATTCCATTAAATTGACTTGAAATATCTTGAAATGCAGCAACAACTGATTCATTAACTTGTTTAACATCGGTCAATAACCTGTTAACAACTAAAACTTCATCAAGACCATTATTTTTAGTTAACAAATAATTATACTTTTGATTTAATCTTACAATATTATTAATATCAGTTGCTACATTAACAATAGAAGATGCAGATTTATCTACTAAAATATTATTTTTAATCTCTGTTCTAGCAAATAAATTATATCCTGCAGGGTGAGCAGCATTTTGATAATTTTCTCTCCACTGATTAAATGGAACATCACATCCAATTTCATATGCAAACTTTTGATAGCGTAAACTATCTTGAAGTTTAAGTGAATTTGAACCTAAGAAAGATTTATAATTTAAAAATTGTTTAGGTGTTTCTACTAATGATGATAATGTTGCAGAAGTTGATACTCCAAAAGTTTCATCAACAACTCCATAAGCAGAAGAATCTATTCCCAAAATACTATCATTTGGTGAGATATTATAATTATAATTTTCAATTCTTAAAATAGAATTATTCTCTTGCCATCCTTTTCTAGTAGAAATAAAACCAAATAATTTAGGATTTCCATTAAAGATTACTTTTTCACCTTCAATAAAAGGTGATTTCTTCATTAATATAGTTGCTTGTGCTTTCCTAGCCAGAGCAATCAATTCATATCTATCTGCTGATATATTATTTGGAATTTGGATATAATTTAGAGGATTTACAGGAATTGTACCTCCTGGAGAAGTTAAGCATTCAACATTAGTATTTTGAATCAACGCATAAAAAGTAATAGTACTTTCAACATATTTTACTACATTATTTTGAGTATAGTACGCTCTAATTTTAAATGGATCATTATCAAAAATAAAACGTTTAAAGTTAAATTTAAATGATATATCTCCATTTACAGAAATACTAATAAAATAATACTTTTCTACGTCAACTGATGGAGCAGAACTATACTGAAGTCCAGAATATTCAATATTAGTAGATATCAATCTGCCATTATTAATAGATCCATTGAGTATTGCGTGATTTTCATCATTATCCGACAAACCACCACCAGTTACGATAAATCTTGGATTGAATAAGTATTCAGAACCAGAATCAGTTAAAATAACATCTGATGCAATAAAATTTTTAATAATTTTTGAAATTTTAGGAAATAATAAACTTGGTTTTTGTGTAGGATCTGGATTATATCCATATCCAGTATTGATTGCTCTAATTCTTTTAATTTGTCCAATTGCTTCCGAAACCGCTTCCAAAACTGCCCCAGTTCCTTCTACAGAATTTAATCCTTGAATTCTAGGAACAGTTTGATAATAAAATCCACCAGATGATAAAGTAACTGTTTCAATAGCACCTTTTGCATTTCTTGAATTGGTTGTGTACTTAATATTGTTCTGATTATATTGCTGCACTAAAGATGTTAAAGGATCTCTAACAGTATAAAATTCAAAATAACTATTAGTAGAATTTACTACATTAAATTCACCATTAATTGGTTCTGGTATAATGGTTATACTTACATCTTTAAATGTATTATTATCTAATGAGTTAATCCTCATTGTCAGTTTAGTAAGATCTGAAGATTTTGGTAAAATTACAAACTGACTTAAACTGCCATTTAGATTAAATGTTTTATTGATATCTAAATCAAAGTATTCTTTTTGTCTTGATAAGTTAGATGAAGACGGAGTAAAGAATGAAATACTAATGCTATCTGAATTTGAATCTATTTCAAAAATATAACTAGATTGCTCATAAAATGTTAAACTATCAGGAATACCAGTTAATGTAGTTCCTACAAGTGAAATATTATAGGTATTAGACCCCTTAGTACCTGCTAAAATTGAAACTTGATCATTTAGTACTAATAAATTATTTTGAGAATTAATCCTAGCAAGAATTCTATCTGACTCATATTTGGACACAAATCCATTAACAAATCTCAAACGATTTACATTTTCTCTTGGTAAATGTTGAATCAATGAGGTTCCAAACAAACCTCTTTCTACAATTAAAGTATGTCTAAATGTTGTAGTTACAATTTCTGTATTTGGAATAATAGTTGCAGGATCATAAGTACTTTGATTAGTTATTACTGCAACTGGATTTGATATAGCATTTGGATAATCTCCAACAACTAAATCTATAATATCACCGTTATTATCAAGAACCACAACCTGTTGTGCAATTGGCGGAGGTGATGTTGCCAAAGAATTAACTTGTAATTGCTCATCAAAATACAAATAATATTGATTACCAGTAATAGTTCCTACTCCATTAGCAATTTTAGTAGCAACTACTTTATACTCTTTATTGGCTACAATATCAATAATTCTAAAATCTTCTACTTCAGGAGTTTGAGAATTTGTAGTTAATCTAATAATATCTCCTTGAATAAATGGAGAACTATCAAATACTTCAATAGTAGATAATAGTGTTACTGTAGAATTCTCAGAATGTGGATTTTGAGCACTATTATATCCTCTTTCTACTAAAAGATAGTTTCCGACAGCAGAAACTACTTTCATATACTCTTGATCTATTTTAATATAAGTAGGAATAGAATTGGTTGGTACAAAATCAGTAATATTACAATTCACAAAAGTATCGATTTGAAAATATGATGAAACGCTATCAATATCAGTTACCAAACTTGCAGTTGTAGGGACTCCAGGTAATAGAATTTGTGAAATTTGTACTCCAATTGTCTCAGTTCGATAATCTTCTTCTAAAGTTAAAGATGTATCATATATTTGAGTAGTTTTAGATGGCAATACCCCACTAATATCTCTCAAATACATCCATTTATTGATTTGATCTATAGCATGAATAGTTGCTGAGAATCCATCAGCAGTTTTAATCGTAGATCCAAGAGAAAAAGGAATATTTTCATCAAAATATTCTAAGTATCCATATTGGGCATAGGATACAGTAGTAACTGGTTGACCTTTAAGTACACTTACAAAACCAGCAGCACCAAATCCTTCAGTACCTTCGTTATCGAAAATTAAACTATCACCTATTTTATAATTTGTTCCAGGGGAAATAACGCTAACAACATCTAAAGTTGCTTCAATTGATGTTGGAACTGAATCAACTATGAATCTACCTGGATCAATAGGTTTAGGTGTTGAAGTGTTGTCAGAATTTAAGTATCTTTTAATTCCAGAAATATTTTCAACAGTTACATTTTGTTGATTATTGAATTCCGAATAAACCTTTCCTGCATAAGTTGGTCCGATATAATAAGGAAATCCTAATCTCTTGTCAGTCAATTCTACGGTCATAAAATACGCATAAACACCTTCTGGATACTCTGGAGTTACACAATATCTTCCATTATGCTCGTCCAAATCAGCATTAAATTCTGACCAATAATAATCTTCAAAAAATGTACCAATTGGATAATTATTTAATCCTGCATTTGCACCTGGAGATTGAACTCTAAAAGATTTTCCAAAAGTATTAAATTGAGATACGGTATATTTTTTCCAACCTGTTCTCATTTTACTAATCCCATCACTAGCATCAACAGGATTAGAATATCCATATGGACCATAAATTGGAGCACCATCTAATGCCCAACCAATAATTGGAGAATGGATAGTGGGATTATTGAAATTAGTTGATACTTCTACTCTTTCATTTTGTAATTTTAATTTTTTAGGGGCACCTAAAATTGAAAAATGCTTTAACTTTTTAGTTAGACCAGAATCTTGAACAATACGTTCTCCTGCATAATAACCACCACTAGTAACATCATAATATGGATCTACATTACTGGTGTCATAGTTATTAATTAAATTCCAAGATGATACTGAAATATTGAGAAGTTCATCAAAACCACTTTCTCTAATAACGATATAAGTTCCAATTTCTGAATAATTAATACCAGAATTGATGATAGTAAATCCTTCAACTTGTCTCGATTGTTCATTATAATTAGCAATGACTACAGCGCCCTGTCCATTACCGCTACTATCAATAACTGTAACTTGTGGTCTACTATTATATTCTTGACCACCATTAACTACTTGAATATCTGCAATTTTGCCATTTGATACTGAAACAACTCCACTTGCTCCAACTCCTTTTTTAAATGAGTATGATGGTGGTTGATTATATAAAGATCCAAAATTGTTTATTTGAACTTGACCAATTGGTCCAGCAACAAACAACTCTAAAACAGCATTAGTAATTTGACCATTGCTGATAATAGTGTATGATGGTTGTTTAGTATACCCAATTCCCGAATCTAAAATTCTAACCTTTGTAATTTTTCCATTAACTACAATTGGTTCAAGAACTGCTTCCCTAAAATTATCACCAGTATATACATTATCTCCAGGTGCTTTAGTTACAGTAATTGAGGGAGTTCCAATATAACCTGATCCAGGATTAATAACATATACCTCTTGAACTTTACCATTAATAATTAATTCAGCAGTTGCTTGAACTCCATTTACAGTTTGACCTTCAAGTTTTGTTGGAGGATCAATAATTAATTCGGGAGGATTATGAACATTGAATAATCTACCTCCATTTTCAACTTGGATACTTTGTAAAGACCCTCTAGTAATGACATTTCTAGATTTCCAATTATAAATTACAGTTCCATCACGTAAAAATCCAACTGGACTTGCGGGGGTAGTTTCTTCTAATGAACTTTCTACGGATTTAGTAAAAGTTTTAGGAATTCTTTTAATAAATCCAGGATTATCTAAAATAATTTCATTAGAGTCAAATATAAGATTATAATATGGAATACTAGATGTATAAACGTATACAGATTCAGTATCTGTATATACGTTAGTTACACCTGAAACAAATCCATTATTTGTGTTTACTGGAATAATGTCATTATAAGACCAATTACTTATTAATAAATTATTTTCTGATACAAAATTACTTACAAATCCAATATCTCCTTTCTGATAGTAAGTGTAATTTGTTTCAATATCAAATCCAGAAACACCTGCATAGATTACAAAGTATGATGCAGGATTTGACTTAATACTTGCTAAAGTTTGAAGATCATAAACATATTCATCAATATCATAGAGAATATCAACCTCTTCTTCATTTAAGACAAAATAATTCTCTTCTTTAATATCATACTTATAAAATCTATTTCTAATTCGAATGAATCCTTCTTTTGGGAATCCTCTAGTTGAATCTACATATACATGAATTCTACCAGCAATAGTAGCAATTCTTGTAGTAATTTTTGTAAATTTTGTTGGTTCTAATGTTATACCATTTGAAACTTCAAACTCATATACTTGACTTGAAAATGAGAATACATTTTCTACAGTTTGAATAGGATACTCAAATTCATTTTGTACAAAATAATCTCCTACGAGATTGGAAGAGTTGAAACTGTCTAATGACTCTGCTCTAATAATTTGTTTACTTTGATAAATTGCTTCAGATGGAGCAATTAAATTTTCTTTATAATTACGAAGTTCTGGTGTTACATTAAATAAAAATTTAAAGTAAAATTCAATTCCCTTTGGAGTTCCTTTTGATAAGTAAAAATCTTTAATTTTTTTCAATACAATATTGATACTAAGTGTATCAATATTATCCTCTAAAATATTTGCAGGAAAATCTATAAGATAATTAGATCTTAGTTTCTCAAGAAAATATAAAAAATAGACATACGATTGGTTGTATACAACATGACTTACATCATGATTTGATGCAACTGTTTTAATATTTGGAATAAATCCATCATTAATATCAAGGGTATTGAAGGTATATCCCCTTAAACAATCTCTAAATTCAGTATAACCTTCTGAACTTATATACTTTTTGGACTTATAGAAAATTACTTCATCATTAATCTTTAAGAGTCCATTATTCTGTGGGAAATTAACGTTTCCTGATACTAAAATTGTATTAGAATCTTCAGTAACGTTTTGATATAAAGAAGCACTGAGATCTATTTCCGTGTAAGTATCAACATCTATTAAAGATTGAACATTATTGAGTAAATCTAAAGAATTACCATTAGTTTCTAAAAATTTATAGTAATCCCTTAAAAAATTTACAAAATTAGGATACTCTTCATTAATATGTGAAGAAAGCTGTCCACTAATTGAACTTGATACTTTTAAATCGTTAAACATAGTTAACTAGATACTGGAATTTGACCTACACCTGAAGTTCTAAACGAAGATGACAATTCATCAAGAATAATAGTTACATTAACATCTTCTGGTTTGATTGAAAGATACAATTCTCTCAATGCCATAATATCATTCGATCTTGGAATAATAGAAAACTCAATATGTCCTGTATTACCTAATGACGAATTTACATTAAGTGCATTAATATTTATTTCTCCTTTTTCATAGTCAAGAAAACCAATATTTTTTGAAAAGTATCTTTTTGTATTACCATCATATCTAAAGATAGCAATATTGTTAGTTTTTTCAAATCTTTCAAAATAGAAGATATATTCTGAATTCTGTCCAGTGATTCTAAAACCACTAGAAATAATATCAGTATTCAATGAAAATCTATTTCCATAGCAAACTTGATAGGATGCAAATACATTTGGTAAAATTTCTAAATTTTTCTTTAAACGAATTCTTGTAATATTAGATGTAATACCAGGATCTGCGTCGTCAATATCGCCAACTAATTTACTATATTTAAATTTCCCATTAAAACGATTTAAATCTTTAGTTCTACCAAAATTATTGATTGTATTTTTAACAACTTGCTCTAATTGTTGTGCATTTCTTCTCGTAGTAGAAGAATTATAATACACAAAGGAATCAATCTGTAAATAAAGATATGATGGATCAATAATTTCTGGAATTACAGTTAAAATAGAATACTCTCTAATACTTTTCTGTAAATTCTGTTTTGCGGTGGTTGTAAGGGTCTCAGAACTGAATGGTTTAGCAACAATGAATACTTTACCATACTGAGGTGGATCTGCTTCTTCCCCACCGTATACAGAAATTGATTCTAAATTCCTATTAAGTTGATTGATTAAAATTTCATAATCCTTAATTGTAACTGCTCTATTTTGAGATGCATAATAGCGTGGAGCAAGATATTTAATTGAACTAATATTTTCTGGATCTGCCCCACCTAAAGAGGGTTGATTTACAGTAATAGTTGGATTAATATTTGGAATAACAGATCCACCATATGAAAAGGAACCAGTAAATTCAAAAGTAGAGCATTCATTTGCCAATCCTTTGTTACAAACAAGATACTCAATATTAATTCTGTCAGTATTCTTAACTCTTCTACCAAATGTGTCATCACCAAAGATTAATTCGAACTGCTCGTTCTTATTTTCTTGGATGAAGTAGATTCTATCTGTAGATTTTACTTCTGTAATATTAAGTGCCTTTTTATATGTCTGAGGAACTGCAAAGTCAAATTCATCTACTACAACTTTAAGTAACTCAGTATCGGCATCTGCATTAGGTATTACAAAACGTTGTTTAGTTGATGTATCCACATTATATAAAACATTTAACAAGTTTCCTTGATAAATTTCAATTTCGGTAAAAGTAATACGACGAATACCTGCACTATCAATATATGCTTCTCTTGTAATATCATCCAATACACTAAAAATAAAAGATCCTTCACCATTAGTTCCAACAAAGGCACTACCTTTCTTTAAAGTTAATGCTGGAATATTAGGAGAAACTGGAATATCAATAGTAACTACTGCTTTTGATGCTTTTGCAGATCTTGGAGTGTATCCTACTAATTTTGCTAAAGAAACAACGTTTTCTCTAATAGAAGCACTATCAAAAAATACTTCATTAGCAACGAGGTTAGCATTTAGTGCTGAATAATATGTATTATACGATAAAATATCAATAAGTTGTGAAAGGACAGACCCTTCAAAATTATAGTCACTAAAAGTATCTGAAGATCGAAGGAATTCCTTCAAACTTACCTTTACATCTTCAAAATCTAAATTTGTGACTTGATTAAATGCCATTATACTCTTTCTAAAATGAGATTAAGTGACTGGGTATTCAATGGAATTCCAACAATATCATAATCAATAACAATCTCTACTACATTTGAATCAATATCATTAATAACAGTCACATTTTTAACATCTACTCTTGGTTCATATGCTTTTAGAGCATCTTCAATAGCAACTGCAATAGTATCAACATTATAGATGTCAAAGGTTTCAAAAACAGCAGTTTTAACATCACTACCAAAAAATGGGCGAAATGGTTTTTCGCCTTTTGCAGTCATTACAATGTTCTTAATAGATTGTTTAATTGCATTATCATTTTTAATCAATGGTAAGTCCCCAGTAAGAGGGTTTTTCTCAAACTTGGGATTCAAATCAACAAATTTTTTGGATATTGTTGCCATTGTACTTGCCTTTATACATTATATATCAGGTCAACCACTCGGCATAATCGTCAAAACCACCTTTACCACCACAAGGACGACTTAATCGATCTTTTGGGGGGTCATTAGTCGGTTTTACTGCTAATTTTAAGTAATAGTCAGATCTAGGATCGGTAATTAGTACCATTCCTGATTTAATAAATTCTTCACCTTGATCGGGAACTGGATGATTTGCCATTTTTTCCTCCAAAAATCTATTTCAAGAACTTTTTGGGAGGTTGCTATCTCCAAATGTATTTATTGCCAATGGTTGTTGGGTTGCTCCCACCAAAAATGAAGATCTTCTATATCATCATCATAGTAAAGAGAAACAAAATTACTCTTAAATTTGCTATGAATGTTTTCACATAAAGCAACGGTGTAGTAATTTTTATCGATAAATTTCTCCATAGATTCGGTAATCCATGTATAATTACCACCTCTAATTACACCTGCTTCAATAAGAACGAACTTTTCCCAATCTAACACCCAATCAGCAAAGTTGACTTCAAAATCAACCCTATACTTTTGGTTGCTTTCATCAGGAAAAGGCACATTTACTGCTTCAATATGAAAAATCTCCCCATCCATGGTGAGTGAATGGGAGAGATGTTGCGTAACAATACCAGAATAATCAGGAGAGACGCACAAAAAGCATGTATTTGACGGATGAATGTCTAAATTTGCTCTTTTTATCTTGTACGTCATCTCCTGGATGAGTGCCATTTCCTTATCTTGAGAGATAAAGTGCAATGGTTTGTCTATTTTCATCGACCTTGACCACGATAACGCTTTTTAGCGCCATTTCTTGCAGTTGCAGACAAATTTGTATTTTTGGACTTGCCTTGACGGGTTTTTTTAGGAGGTCCAGGTTGAAAAACGACCCGAGCAGCGCCGATTTTTGATTTGACAGCCATAATTCAAAGATTTTTTGATGAACAACAGTATTTTAACAGGGTTTTTCCGCCCTGTCAAGCGGTTTAGAAGGATCCAGCAAAGACATTTGCGGACCCTTGAGCGATTTTATCGCCACATCCGATAAAATCTGCGATTCTCCCAGGTGGTCTGAAGTTAAAATACACATTCTTAGCACCCTGAGAGATGGGTCGAATGGTATGTGGTGGTGGGCAGTTGGTACAAGGGCAGGCATGAGGCGCAAATTTGTCCCCGATACGCCCTGCAGGGATGAAATTGACGTAGACGTTCTTAGATGCCTGTGTAAGTGCAGTAGGAGGATAGCACACATGCCCTGTGGACAGTGCTCCGATGTATGTACAACCTCTCATGGTTCTGGTTCTGCCTCAAGTAGTTCTGTGATGGCGTCGTCAGATAAACGACCTGTCTGACTATTTACACGCTGAATAAATCTCTGTGCAGAAATGTTCTTATCGTCATAAACAATCTGTTTGATTGGGAATGTCCCAGCACCAATGCCACAACTACTCGTAATAACGACAGTATATTCTACAATAATCATGTAGTTAGGATCTGGAATGTATTCCTGCATATGATTATGACCTGGAGGAATCTCTGCAATCATACCAGTACCAGGAACACCTGCAATGGGTAGACCACCAATTGGATTTAAAAATGTAGTACGAACTGTAGCAGATCCTTGATTTAACGTTCCATATTGTGCAGTATACCCACTAGGTCCTACAATAGGTTCTGGAAGATGTACAACCCCTGCAGGTGTATCGTTACGATACTTATACTGTTTATTCGGAAACAAATATTCAGTATATCCTCCCGTAACAGTCATGGTAATCGTACCAGGAAATGTACATGTAGCAGATGCTACACCAGATCCTCCAGTTGCTGCTCCACTACTGCCTGAAGTGCTAGTAAGAGTAACCACTAACCCAGGATCTCCAAAGTATGCAGCAGGATTAACAACAGGTGTAAAATTAGTTACAGTGACTGTAAAGATCTCTGGTGTACCTGGTGGTATGGGTGGACATAATACAGCAGTCCAGACATTAGGTGTCCAGACAATTGGTTTCTCTACAATACTAGGTACTGCTTGAATGGGTGTGTAAACGGTAGGTATTGGCATTATTCAAACTTAGTCCTTCGTTGTGTTTGTAATTGTTCGACAATCT